TAGAAATTATGTAAAACCCATGGGTGAACAAAAAGAAATAGAACCTCCGAGAGAAAGGGTTGGTGCTTTAACTAACATTAACATCCCTCAATCTGAACGCGAATCCGCAAGGCAAAGAACACTTGCTAAAGCAGCAGCAAAGAGAAAAGAACGTGAAATGAAAGAAGAGGTTGAAATATCAGAGGGAAAAAAGTCTGAGATGCCATGCAATAAACCAAAAGCACAGGCAGTTGGAGATTCTGAGACTGGAAAATCTCACGTAGTCAAAGCGTGTTCCAACGGTCAAGAAAAACTTATTCGTTTTGGTCAACGAGGAGTAAAAGGTTCCCCAAAGAAAAAAGGGGAATCTAAGGAATATGCAAGCAGAAGGAATAGATTTCAAACTAGACACGCAAAAAATATAGCAAAAGGAAAAATGTCTGCTGCTTATTGGGCTAATAAAGTAAAATGGTAGTGTAATTAAATTATGTCTGAAGAGCACTATCTTGGTAATCCACTTCTTAAGAAAGCAAATACCAAAATTGAATTTACAGAAGATCAAGTACTTGAGTGGATTAAGTGCGCTGAAGATCCAGTATACTTCGCTAAAAAATATATAAAAATAACTACACTTGATTATGGATTATCTGATTTTGATATGTATCCATTTCAAGAAGAAATGGTGGATACCTTTCATAAAAATAGATTTACTATATGTAAGTTACCTAGGCAGTCAGGAAAAAGCACAGTTGTAGTTTCATATCTTCTTCATTATGCAATCTTTAATGATAATACTAATATTGCAATTCTTGCAAACAAAGCAAACACCGCCAGAGACCTTCTGACGCGCCTTCAAACAGGTTATGAGAATTTGCCCAAGTGGTTACAACAAGGCGTCTTGTCGTGGAACAAGGGGTCCTTAGAACTTGAGAATAAGTCCAGGATAACGGCCGCATCTACTTCAGCATCTTCTATTCGTGGTGGAACTTATAATATTATTTTTCTGGACGAATTTGCGTTTGTTCCAAATACAGTCGCAGATAATTTCTTTAGTTCAGTTTATCCTGTAATTACGTCAGGCAAATCTTCTAAGGTTATTGTCGTAAGCACTCCATACGGTATGAATCATTTCTACCGTCTCTGGGATGACGCACAAAAGAGTAGAAATGATTATATTCCAATTGAAGTTCATTGGACTGATGTACCGGGAAGAGATGAAGAGTTTAAAAGATTAACTATTTCAAATACATCAGAATCCCAATGGAGACAAGAATTTGAATGTTTATTCTTAGGTTCATCAGATACCCTTATATCTGGACCAATATTAAATAGATTGGTATTTGATACTCCAAAGACTTCAAGTGCTGGTTTAGATGTTTATGAAGACCCTCAGGAAGATCATACATACGTTGTTACGGTGGATGTTGCTCGTGGAGTAGAAAAAGATTATTCGGCTTTCGTAGTAATTGATGTATCACAATTTCCACACAAAGTTGTAGGAAAGTATAGAAATAATAAAATAAGACCAATATTATTTCCTCAAATTATAAAAGAAGTTGCACTTTCTTACAATAAAGCATATGTTCTATGTGAAGTAAATGATGTTGGAGATCAGGTAGCCGCAGGTCTTCATTACGACTTAGAATATTCAAATCTTCTTATGAGTTCTATGAGAGGTAGAGCAGGGCAAATATTGGGTCAAGGTTTTTCTGGGAAAAAAGTTCAACTTGGCGTAAAAATGTCAAAAACAACTAAAAAAGTTGGTTGTTTGAATTTAAAAACTCTCATAGAAGATAATAAATTGACTTTTACCGATTTTGAAATTATCAATGAATTAACTACGTTTGTTCAAAAAGCAAATTCATTTGAAGCAGAAGATGGAAGAAATGATGATCTTGTAATGTGTTTGGTAATGTATTCTTGGTTAATTCTTCAAGATTATTTCAAAGAACTTACCGATCAAGATATTAGAAAACGAATCTATGAAGAACAAAAGAATCAAGTAGAGCAAGATATGTCTCCTTTCGGATTTATTGTTGATGGAGTGAATAATGAGGACACATTTGTAGATAAAGATGGAGATAGATGGTTCACTGACGAATATGGCGACAAGCAATCGGAATTTTCTTATATGTGGAATTCTTGGTAATGAATTTAGATAATCATTTAAGTTTTGAGCACTTATTTTTGTATGAAAGAAAATGTAAAAATTGTAATCAGACTAAAAATTTAATTGATGAATTTTATAGAACTAGAAAAGATAGAGGTCATGTTGCATCTTCATATTCATATGAGTGTAAAGAATGCACCAAAAAACGAGTTATTATCTCAAGAAAGAATGTAATAATAGAAGTAAAATGGGAATATCCTGACTGGTAAAGTGTTCACGCAGTAATTCCCCCATGAAAAATAATATTTTAATAAATATTTTTAGTTAACTGAGACTTAGGAGAAAATTAAATGGCGACTCCTCAATTATCTCCGGGCGTTCTGATCCGCGAGGTTGATCTAACTGTAGGGAGAGCTGATAATGTTTTAGATAATATTGGAGCAATTGCAGGACCTTTTGCAATTGGACCAGTGAACGAACCAATTGACATTACTACAGAGAATCAACTTATTAACGTATTTGGAAAGCCCTCATCAACAGATGCACAGTATGAGTACTGGATGAGTGCTTCATCATTCCTTTCATATGGTGGCGTTCTTAAGGTTATTAGGGTAGATGGGCAACTAGTAAATGCTAATGCGATTAGAAATACTTCAGGTGTCTCTACTGCAGGAGAACCCACATTAAAGATCAAAAACTTTGATGACTATGAAGCAAATTATGCGGATGATATTGCTAATTATATCTTTGCCGCAAAGAATCCGGGTTCTTGGGCAAATGATCTTAAAGTTTGCGTAATTGATGATAAGGCAGATCAAATTATTGGTATCAATACAACTAGTTTATCGGGTATTGGTGCTACAGTTGGTGTTGGTGTTACTATTCCTTTAACAAATGTAACTATATCTGAATCGGGAACAACCTCAACATTTAATGGATATTTAAAGGGAATTATTACTGGAATCAATACAACTAGTTCTGGACCTAATCCAAGTACAATTGATGTAAAAATAACCTCTAGAGTATCTGCAGCATCAACACGTTACGATACAGTTACCACAAGATCATTGAGCATTACTGGTACTGCATCAACAACAATACTGTATGTGGATGGTAGCAATCTAACACAGTCAATTACAACCAGCAATTTGGTTTCAATTGTAGGTGTTGCGACATATGCCGCAATTACAGGTGTTGCTTCTACTTTCATAACACTTAGTACGGGTATTGGCGCTACTGTAGTCGCAGGAACTTCAATCCAATTTTCCAATTCAGTTTCTGTAGCATCGACAGAAACCCCGATCACATACGCACAAAGAAATCAAGGAAGATCAATCCTAACTGGAAACTTATTATCTTTTAATAATATAGTTGGAACATATTCTGTTGCAACGGTAAAAGATTGGTATGATGAACAAACATTAGATCTTAATAATTCTTCAATTTATTGGAATTCACTTGCACCAAAACCAGGAACCTCTCAGCATTCTGTTGAAAGAAACGCTAAGAGTGATGAAATTCATGTAGTAATTGTTGATGATACTGGTTCCGTGACTGGAATTCAAGGAAATCTCCTTGAGAAGCATATTGGACTATCAAAAGCATCCGATGCAATTTCTTCAGTAAATTCTCCACAAAAAACTTGGTGGAAAAATTATCTGGCAGTTTACTCTAATTATGTTTATGTTGGAGATAATCCTTCTGACAATACCAAACCAGGTGAACCAACTGTTCAAACGGGATTTAATGGTCTAGGATCATTTGTCGCATTAACTACCACACAGGGATCTTGGAACGTTGATGCTCAGGATAAAACTTTTAGTGCCCTTGGAAATGTAACATATAACTTATCTGGTGGTAAAGATTACAATAGTTCAACCGGCGGAATGCAAGCATCTCTCGGTGATCTTATTACTGCATACAATTTATTCTCAAATAGAGATGAAATTGCGGTTGATTATCTAATTATGGGACCTGGTTTAGGAAACATCAACGAATCCCAAGGGAAGGCAAATAGTATAGTTTCTATTGCAAATCAAAGAAAAGATTGTATTGCAGTAATTTCTCCTCATCGCGGATCTGTTGTAGACATTACAAATTCTGATACCCAAACTGATAATATCATTGAATTCTTCAATGGTGTTGCTATATCCTCTTCTTATGCAGTATTTGATAGTGGATATAAGTATACCTACGATAGATTTAATAATAAGTTCCGTTATATCCCCTGTAACGCCGATGTTGCTGGATTAATGGTTCGAACTAGTATTTTTGCATACCCTTGGTTCTCACCTGCAGGACAGCAAAGAGGAATCTTAAACAATGCAATTAAACTTGCTTATAACCCAAATAAAGCACAAAGAGATCAACTTTATCCACTAAGAATCAATTCCATTATCAATCAACCTGGTATTGGTATTCTTCTTTACGGAGATAAGACTGCTCTTGGATATGCATCTGCTTTTGATAGAATTAATGTTCGTCGTCTCTTCCTTACAGTTGAGCAAGCACTTGAAAGAACTGCTCAGGCACAACTCTTTGAGTTAAACGACGAAATTACAAGAGCAAACTTCGTAAACATTGTTGAACCTTATCTTCGTGATGTTCAGGCAAAGAGAGGTCTTTATGGATTCCTTGTAAAATGCGATGAATCTAATAACACTCCAGATGTGATTGATAACAATGAATTTAGAGCTGATATTTTCTTAAAACCAGCAAAATCAATTAACTATGTAACATTGACCTTTGTTGCAACCAGAACTGGCGTTTCTTTTGAAGAAGTCGCTGGAACTGTTTGATCATATAAATTAATTACAACAGGAGGAATTAAAAATGGCTACTATCAAGGGTCTCTCTCAGTTTAAATCCAAGTTAATCGGCGGTGGTGCCCGCCCTAATCTTTTTGAAGTTACTATTCCCAGTTTTCCTGGTGGTGTAAATTTAGGTGTTCAGGGTGATGGTGCTGGTACATTTGATGCAGAAAACTTTACCTTTCTATGTAAAGCAGCCGCACTTCCAGCATCTATTATTGCTCCAATTGATGTTCCTTTTAGAGGTCGTATTCTAAAAGTTGCTGGCGATAGGACATTTGATTCTTGGACGGTTACTATTATTAACGATGAAAACTTCTCACATAGAAGAGCATTTGAGTCTTGGATGCAGAACATTGGTCAGTACTCTGATCATAGTGGTCTAACCGAACCAAATTCTTATATGACCGATGCTCAGGTTGTTCAACTTGGTAGAGCATTAGTTAATAGAGAGACTGGAACTGGAACTGGCGGTAATGCTAATGTTCTTGCTCAATATAAGTTTAAGGATATTTTCCCAACTAATATTTCACAAATTGATCTCTCTTATGAGACTTCAGATACTATTGAAGAATTCACAGTAGAATTCCAAGTACAGTTCTGGTATCCAGAAACTCCTGGATCTAACTCTGCTCAGGGTTGATAAATAGTATTATCAAGTTAAACCTTAATTATGACAAAATTATTTGGATTTTCAATTGAGGACACTCAAACTCAATCACCCACAGTAGTATCCCCCGTCGCTCCTAACAACGAGGACGGGGTTGATCATTATTTGACTAGTGGGTTTTTTGGTTCATATGTAGACATAGAAGGTGTCTACAGAAATGAATTTGAAATGATAAAAAGATATCGTGAGATGGCACTTCATCCGGAAGTTGATAGTGCTATTGAAGATATCGTAAATGAAGCAATCGTATCAGACACTAATGATTCCCCAATAAAAATTGAATTATCCAATTTAAATGCAAGTGATGGAATAAAAGAAAAAATAAGAGAAGAATTTAAATATCTTCTTGAATTATTGGATTTTGACAAAAAATCTCACGAAATTTATAGGAATTGGTATATTGATGGTAGACTCTATTATCATAAAGTTATAGATTTAAAAAAACCTCAAGAAGGAATACAAGAACTTCGGTATATTGACGCAATGAAAATGCGTTATGTACGGCAACAAAAAAAGAAACCAAACGATAATTCAAATTACGCGAAAAGTAATGTTGAAAATCCAATGGATTATGATTTTCCTGAGATTGAAGAATATTTCATATACAATCCAAAATCTTCTTATCCTGTTGGTGCAATGGGAGGACAACCAACTTCTTCACCAACACAAAATGCGGGAGTAAAGATCGCAAGAGATTCAATTTCATATTGTACTTCTGGGTTGGTGGATAGAAATAAAGGAACTTGTCTATCCTACCTACATAAAGCAATAAAATCTCTCAATCAACTTCGGATGATTGAAGATTCTTTGGTAATTTATCGTATATCAAGAGCACCAGAACGTAGAATTTTCTATATTGATGTGGGTAATTTACCTAAAGTAAAAGCAGAACAATATCTCCGTGATGTTATGATGCGATATCGTAATAAACTTGTATATGATGCAAATACCGGTGAAATACGTGATGATAAGAAATTTATGAGTATGATGGAAGATTTTTGGTTGCCACGTAGAGAAGGTGGACGTGGAACTGAAATCACTACACTTCCGGGCGGACAAAATCTTGGAGAAATTACTGATATTAAGTATTTTCAAGAAAAACTCTACCGTTCACTAAATGTTCCGCCAACAAGAATAGGTGGAGAAGGTGGGTTTAATCTTGGACGTTCATCTGAAATTTTAAGAGATGAATTAAAATTTACAAAATTTGTTGGGAGATTGAGAAAAAGATTTTCTAATATGTTCAGTGATATGCTGAGAACTCAATTAATTCTTAAAAATATAATTACTCCAGATGACTGGAAAATTATGAGAGAGCATATTCAATATGATTTCTTATACGATAATCATTTCTCTGAGTTGAAAGAAGCAGAATTAATGACTGAAAGATTGAATATGGCAGCAACAGCAGAACCTTATATTGGTAAATACTATTCACAAGATTATGTAAGAAGGAAAATTCTTCGTCAAACTGATGAAGAAATTGTGGAACAAGATATTTTAATTAAAAAAGAAATAGAAAGTGGTATTATTCCCGATCCAAATGCCCCAATTGATCCAAATACGGGAATGCCTATGATGGCAGGTGATTCTAGTAATGGATCATCTGGACAAGTTCCTATGGATCCTGGAGTAGATGAAAAGGATATGGAATCGCCAACAGAAAAAGGAATCTAAATAAAGTATAGTTAATTATTTTTTAAAACTATGGATGAATTAATGGATATGATTCTGACAGATGAATCGCCGTCACAAATTAGTGATAAAATTAAAGATATTTTATTTGCTAAGTCTACAGAAAAAATAGATTCTTTTAGACCAGCAGTTGCTGCGTCATTATTTGATGGTGGTGAAGGGGAATGAATTTTGTTGGAGTTATAATCTAACTTAACTGAACAATAAATATATAATATAAAACATTGTAAAATAATGCAAAGAACTAAAATAATTGGAACTGCAGTTCAAACCCAAACAAGTGCTGGATCCGCTACGAGCATTAGTGCTTCAACTTGCGTTCGTTTATTTAATAATACTGCTGGCGTTTCAACTGTAAGTATATCAACTTCAGTTGGGGCGGCAACTACCTTGTCATTTGCTATGCCCACAAATTCTGTTGAATTTATAGAAAAACTCCCAACAGATGTAATTTTTACATCTGTTGCTATTCAAGCAAACCAAGTAGGATTTACTAATTAAGGCAATGAAACTAATCACCGAAGAAATAGAAAAAGTTGAAGTTATTACCGAAGGAACTGGTAGTAATAAAAGACTTTATATAACAGGACCTTTCTTACAATCAGAATGTGTAAATAGAAATGGTAGAATGTATCCTTTTTCTATTATGGAAAGGGAAGTAAAGCGTTATAATGAAAACTATATTCAAAAAGGTCGTGCTCTTGGGGAATTGGGACATCCAGAAGGACCTACTGTAAATTTAGATCGGGTTTCTCATAAAATTGTTTGTCTTGAGCAAAAAGGCAACACTTGGATTGGGAAAGCACAAATTTTATCAACTCCTATGGGTAAAATTGCCGAATCACTTCTTGGTGATGGCGTTTGTCTTGGAGTTTCCTCTCGTGGTATTGGATCACTAAGAGAGAACAATAAAGGTTACAAAGAAGTTGGTGAGGATTTTATGCTTGCCACCGCTGCTGACATTGTTGCAGACCCTTCTGCACCTGATGCTTTCGTCTCAGGAATTATGGAAGGTGTTGAGTGGATTTGGAATAATGGTGTTCTTGAGCAAAAAGTTTCAAGAATACATAAAAGAATTAATACTTTAGTAGATTCTAAACAACTAGAAGAGAACAAATTAAATTTATTCAATGACTTCTTAAATTCATTGTAATTTCTTAAATTATAAATAAATATAGTTATTAACAAAGGTTAAAACGGAGAGTTCAAATGTCTCGTGGTAAAAACTTACAGGAAATGGAATCAGGCACAAAGAAATCCACAACTGCCGTAAATGCTAACGCAAAAGCAGGGGATGCAATGCCTAAACTTGCGTCTGGTGCAGTTGCTGGTCAAACTGGTAGTTGGGAAGATTTAGGTGGACCTACTCCAGATAATTATACATCGGATGAGAATGGTCCAGCAAAACTTAAGGATGCTGGTTCCGGCCTTAAGCAAGTTAAGGATGTAGTAAATAAAGGCGCAAAGTCTGCCGATCCTATGAAGGGTCTTAAGAAATCTGATGCCGTAAAGGAAGAAGAAGAATTGGGAGATGAAGATCTTATTTCAGAAGAAGATTCTGAAGATGAAGATCTAATCTCCGAGGAAGATGAAGATGAAGATGAAAAAGAAGATAAAGGTAAGAAAAAGTCCAAGAAAGATGATGAGGACGAAGAGGATGATGATGAAGATGAAATGAAGGAGGAGTTTGATATTGAAGAAGATGTCAATGCTCTACTTCATGGAGAAGATCTCTCAGAAGAATTCCAAGAAAAAGCAAGGATGATTTTTGAATCTGCTCTTCGTTCAAAAGTTAATGAAATACGTGAGTCACTTGAAGTTCAATATGAAGAGAAACTCATAGAAGAAGTTCTAGTAATCAAAGAAGAACTAGAAGAGCGTCTAGACGCTTATCTAGAGTATGTTGCTGAAGAGTGGGTAGATGAAAACACTCTTGCTATTGAGACCGGTCTCAAGGAAGAACTCACTGAGTCATTCCTTGGTGGTCTCAAGCAACTTTTTGAAGAACATTATGTAGAAATCCCTGAAGAAAAATATGATGTACTTGAGAATATGGTAGGAAAACTTGATGATATGGAGACTAAACTCAACGAGCAAATTGAAAGAAATATTCAACTCAACAAGCGTCTCTCAGAGTCGGTTGCTGATAGAATCTTTGATGAAATTTCTGAAGGTCTTGCGACCACTCAGAAGGAAAAGCTCGCTTCACTTTCCGAAAGTGTAGAGTTTGAGAGTGAGACAGAATATCGTGGAAGACTAGAGACTTTGAAGGAATCATATTTTCCTTCAAGAGTAGTTTCTTCATCTGCAACAACTGAAACATTATCTGAAGGAGTAAACGTTGCAACTGAGTATCACTCAGATTCAATGAATACTTACTTGAGGACTCTTTCAGCAGTTGTAAAACGCTGAATTTACTATTTAATCAAACAAAACAATTTCAATTTTTTACAGAGGTAAAAGGCAATGTTTCAATCAGAAAGATTGCAAGAAAAGTGGGCACCACTTCTGAACTATGAGGGTCTTGATCCAATCAAAGATTCACACAGAAAGGCTGTAACTGCTGTCTTGCTAGAGAACCAAGAAAAATTTTTAAGAGAGCAAAGTTCTTTCTCTCACGGAGAGTTCCTTACTGAATCTCCAACTATGTCCGCTGGAACCGGTGGATTTGGTGGAGACGCCTCTTCGGGTGGACCTGTTGCAGGTTTTGATCCAGTTCTAATTTCACTAATTAGACGCTCAATGCCTAACTTGGTCGCTTATGACCTCGCTGGCGTTCAACCAATGACCGGACCTACTGGTCTTATCTTTGCTATGCGTTCACGTTACGGCGATCAGCGCACTGGAGATAATGAGACCTTCTACAACGAAGTAAATACCGCTTTCTCTGCTCAAAACAGCACTGGCACTGCAACTCAAGGTAATTATACCGGTGCAGCAGATGATGGTGCTTCTGTAGGTTTCGGTACTACTACTAACCAAAGTGGCGATAATCCAGGTCTTCTTAATCCCAATGGTCAGTTGTCTTATACAACTGGTCAGGGTATGCAAACTGCCGATTCTGAGGCACTAGGTCAGGCTGGTGGTCCTCAGTTCAACGAAATGAATTTCTCTATTGAGAAAGTTCTAGTTGAAGCAAAGTCACGCGCCCTGAAAGCTGAGTACAGTCTTGAACTTGCTCAAGACCTCAAGGCAATTCACGGTCTAAACGCCGAGGCAGAACTTGCGAATATTCTTTCTACTGAAATCCTTGCGGAAATCAATAGAGAAGTAATTCGTACCATCTACAAGGTTGCTAAGCCTGGCGCTCAAGCAAACGTAGCAACTGCTGGCGTATTTGACCTTGACGTTGACTCAAACGGTCGTTGGAGCGTTGAGAAGTTCAAGGGTCTACTCTTCCAGATTGAGCGTGATGCTAACGCTATCGCCCAACAAACTCGTAGAGGAAAGGGTAATGTTATTATGTGTTCTGCTGACGTTGCTTCCGCACTAAGCATGGCTGGTGTACTTGATTACACTCCTGCTCTAAATGCAAACCTCAACGTAGATGACACTGGTAACACCTTTGCTGGTATTCTACTTGGCAAGTTCCGCGTCTATATTGATCCTTATGCTGCGAACGTAAGTTCCAACCAATATTATGTTGTTGGTTATAAGGGTTCTTCACCTTATGATGCTGGTCTATTCTATTGTCCTTATGTTCCTCTCCAGATGGTTCGCGCCGTTGGTGAGAATAGTTTCCAACCAAAAATTGGATTTAAGACTCGTTATGGTCTTGTTGCTAATCCATTCGCGGAAGGTTCTGCTCAAGGTCTTGGTAGAATTACTGCAAGTAGCAATACTTACTACCGTCGTGTACTTGTTAAAAATCTTATGTGAGTCTCATTTGAGATTAAACAATACTGGGGAGGAGAAATCCTCCCTTTTTTATTGTAAATTTTTAAATTAAGAACTAAATAGTTAAAAAACAATGTTTAAAGGTCAAATAGAAAATAGAAATTTTTTATCCTCAGTAGGATTTAAATTTACTCTCAATAGAGCACCTAAAGTTGCTTTTTTTTCAAATACTGCTAATATACCATCAATTACTTTAGGTGTAGCAGAGCAACCGAATTATTTAAATAATATTCCAATTCCTGGAGATAAAATGGAATTTGAAGATTTCACTCTACGATTTCTTGTAGATGAAAATCTTGAAAATTATATGGAAATTCAAAACTGGATGCGAGGTCTTGGATTCCCAGAATCACTCAAAGAAATATATGATTGGCAAAATACAAATGAACAATTTGAGCAACCATACAATTCTCAAATGAATCTATACTCGGATGGCACTTTACTTGTTCTAAACAGTAATAAAAATTTTAATTTCAATATTAAATTCAGTTCAATGTTTCCATATCAATTAAGCACTTTACAGTTTGACGCTACAAATATTGATGAAGAATATTTTACTGCAGACGTATCATTTAAATATATGATGTATAATATAGTAGATAGAATAGGAAATCCATTAAATCCAACAAAATAAATTATGATTGATCTCGAAAAAATACAGGGAATGTGGGAAAAAGATTCAATAATAGATCCAGATAACTTGCACACAGAATCTTTAAACACTCCGGTACTTCATGCAAAGTATCACGATATGTTTAATAATATATTACTTCTTAAGAAGAAAGCAGAACAACAGAAAAGAAATATAAGGCATCAAAAATATGAGTACTACACAGGAAAAGCAGATCCTGATGTTTATGTGGAAAATCCATTTCCTAAAAAAATAAGAGATAAAGACACCCTTCAAAAATATATGGATGCAGACGAAAGTCTTTCTCAATCATCTCTAAAAGTAGAATATTATGATGTAATGTTAAGTTATCTTCAAGATATTCTGAAGATGATTCATAATAGAAACTACCAAATAAAAAATGCAATTGATTTTCAAAAATTTGCAAGTGGGTTAGGGTGATACAATAAATACTCATAGAAATTGATTATTCTATGAGTGACGTAGTTATATCTAAAAAGAATGAAGTTTTCATAAAGTTGGAATGCGATCCTCATATCTTATATGAATTAGCACCATACTTTAGTTTTACTGTGGAATCGGCAAAGTTTATGCCACAGTATAGAGGAAAGAGGTGGGATGGAGAAATAAGACTACTAAGTACTGCTACTGGCGAAATATATGCGGGTCTTTTAGATAAGGTTATAGCAAAAATTAAAAATCATGGATATACTTATGAATTTAAGTCTAATAAGTATTATGGTGCTCCTTTTGAAATAAATGAAGAAATATCACCAGATGGAGTATCTGGTTATATGAATCATATTTGCAATTTTACGCCATATGATTATCAAATCAATGCTGTATATGAATGTTTGAGGTATAATAGAAAAACAATTATATCAGCAACATCTTCAGGTAAATCTTATATGATTTACTCAATTGTAAGATACTATGCAACAAAAGGGTTTAAAACATTAGTTGTATTTCCCACAACATCTTTGATTCATCAAATGTTTAAAGATTGGTCTGAGTATGGGTGGGATCCAGAAAATCATTGTCATATGATTTATTCAGGTCAAGAAAAGGATACAAATTTACCAATTACTCTTTCAACTTGGCAAAGTATTCATAAGTTAGATAAATCTTTTTTTGAAAATTATGATTGCGTGATTGTTGATGAATGTCACGGATGTAAAAGTAAAAGTCTTATTGACATTATGAAGAAGTCTCATAATGCAAAGTATCGCTTCGGATTTACCGGAACACTTTCTAATGGAGGAAAAGACTCACAAACTCACGAGTGGGTTATCTCTGGGTTATTTGGTCCATCATATAAAGCAGTAGGAACAAAAGAACTAATTGAAAAGGGAAGGGCATCTGAATTGGATATTCATTGCCTAGTACTAAAGCATAATCCACAAAAATTTGATAAGTATGAGGATGAAATTCAATTTCTTATTACGAATGAGAAGAGAAACAATTTCATCAAAAATCTTGCTCTTGATATCAAAGGAAATACTCTAATTTTATTTTCAAGAGTAGAAACTCATGGACTACCTTTATACGAACTCATAAATAATGGTAGTGATAATAATCGTAAAATATTTTTTGTTCACG